CACGGCAAATAAGTTTCAGTAGTTGCAATATCAGCAGTAAAATTATGAGCTATAAATCTATAATCTACAAAACTTAAATCGTACTCTAATTTTTTTGTCTTAATAGAATTTCTAGATTCTAAATTTTCAAATTCTCCTTTTCCATTTTCATCTAGTTTCCAACCTTTAAAATTTTGTTTAAAATTGCTACTTTGAATAGATGATAAATTAAAATTTTTAATAGGTTCATGCTTTTCCCAATTTAATCTATAAATTAAATTATTAACTTTTAAATAAGTAATTACATTTCCATTTATTACTTCTGTAACCATCTCACCATTATTCATAGAATTATGTGTGGTAGGTTTTTTTGTTAATATATTATCTAATATTGACATTTATTAAGAAGAGCTTGTTTCAGTTGCAACCTCAGATAATTGAATAGGTCTATATCTTATACCAATACTTATTATTTTACACCAAAATTCAGTAGTTCCTTCACTTTCTATTCTTAAAGAAATGCTTCTACATTTTATAGGGAAAACAGAAGATGTATTTGAAGAATCTAATTTGTAAATATTAACATTGTCTTTTCCTGCAACACCAGCTAAGTCAACAGATGCATCCATAACATTTGAACTATCATTTGGAACATCATTCCCATCTATTTCATACCTAACTTCAATTTGTTCATCAGTATCTGAATCTGTTGAATTTCCTACAATATATTCTATTTCTACAGAATATATTTTTTTAAAAATATTGGGTATTCCAAAATCATCATCTTTGGTAGTTATTTTAAAAGCAGAATTTTTTGTTTCTCCAAGTCCTATAGAATACAAATCAGTAGATGTACTACTAGAATTATTTCCTTCATCATCACCATATAAAAGAATACCACCACTTGCATTTATACTTGCATTACCGGAAGTTTGCAATTCATGCCCAGTAAATGTTATCATATTTGAAATTGAATTGTACGAGCCACCGGGTATAGTCCATTTAGGATTAGTTGCTAAAGGGAATCCTTTAGTCCAAATTCTAGTATTTAAATCAAACATTCTAGCTTCTGAAGGTTCACTACAATCATCAATAATTAATAATTTATTTGATGAATTATCCCAACCAACAGCAGGCCCATATGATGAACTTGAAGTAAATGAAAACCAATCACTATAACTAAGTTTTTCTGCGCTTAAATTAACTGGTTGTCCTTTTGAAAATAAAAACATACCGCTTCTATTTGCCCAAGCAATTCCAATATTTGTAACAGCAACAGAATAATCACCATCAACTCCCATCCCTTCATGTTTAGCTAGCAATCTCCAAGCTGCTTCGTTTGGATTAGAAATATCAATTAAAAACAAAGAATTTCTTTTAAAAGCTAAAAGAATACCATTAGAATATTTTAAACAAGTAAATTCATCTCCGTCATTACCAGCTATATTTAATTTATAAGAACTTGGGAATGTATCATATTTACCAACAGGTGTGTAAAATATAGCATCTCCCATTATTTTTGCAATACCGCTATCAGGGTCAACATATTTAACATTGGCAACAAAAACTCTTTGACCAGCTATTGTTGATGTTTTATATCCATATCCAGCAGCTTCTCCAAAAGTTAAAGCATATTCACTTGCAGAAAATCCATTTAAATTTTCATAACTTTCTATACTCATTCTTTTTATTGTATACTGGTCACTTCGGTATCCTTGAAAGTTTGTAGCTGACATAGAACCAATAGCTTCTCCACCACCATCACCACCAAACCCTTCATTCCATTCATCATATTCTTCAACAGTAGATATTCTTGTTCCCAATGGGTCACCACCTCCAGAACCTTCTGCTTTTCCTCCACTTCCTTGCGCTATTCTAAAATCCATATCCATTAACAAAGACCAAAAATTATTACTTCCAGCTTTTCTAATATATACACGACCACCTATTAATCTTCTGTTAATATAAGTATTATTTTCTGCATCATTTTCTATTCCAGAAACATGAACTCTAGCATAAATAACTTGATTGTTATCAATTTTTAAATTGTTTCCAAGCATTTTAACTACTTTAGATTCTTGGTTTCCTTCATATAAAAAACTTTGAGCAAATTCATATTCACCTTCTTCCCAATCGCCTTCTTCACTACCTTCACTTTGATAAACTTCTAATAAAACACCATCTCCCGGAAACGGAAATATAGCAAATGCATTATCATTCCAATCTGAAGAATTAGATGTAGTTGTAAATGATTGAGTAGATTCAGTAACACCTGTAATTTTCCAAGTATCGTTGTTGGTGTCATCATATGCAATCAACCATCTACTTCCAGAATTAGCTGAACTTACTCCAGAGTTCCACCCTTGAAAATTATCTGCCTTACTGTTTTTTATCCATCTAGAAGTTGCTCCAGTTTCATCAGGCCCGAATCTTTCATCTATATCGAAATTGTTCCCATCTGAAACTACGACTATTGTATAAGTACCATTATATCTTCCACAATCTATTAAAGTAACAACATCTCCAACAGCTAAATTATGGCTACCTGATGTAAATCTAGTAAAATCAGTAGCAGATGCCATAGCTGTTATTAATCCAGTTCCAGAACCATCAGCTGAATGAGTTAATGTAGTTGCATTTCCAGTTGCAGTCCCAGATAAAGAAGTAGTAAAAAATCCTACTGTTGGAGCTTCAAGTTTATTATCCAAAGCAACCCATTCTCTATCTAGTTCACATCCTAATAGATTTTTTTTAGTTACATCTCCAATTCTTCCGAACCATTTAGTTGTACTATTATCATTTGAAAAATTAGCATCAGTTACCCTTAAAGCTCCATCTGCATAATAATATTCAGCATGTAATTCTGTACTACTTCCCAAGTCCATAATATTTGCAGTATTCGCATGGTCATTTCCATTATCATCATATCCATACAAATCTATTTGAGATGTATTTTCATCTGCAATACATAAATATTCACTTTCCCTAGCTGCTATTGTATTTACTGAACTAGAATACGAATAATCAGATTTAAATGCAAAAATACCCCTGCCGGGAAATACCATACTGCCAGGCATACTTTCAACAGCCTTAGCCTCACCAATTATCATAGCAGGAGAAATAGTTCTTATTGAACCTCTTTCATCTACAGATACACCACTAGCTTCAGAAAGCTCATTGTCTTTTAAAAGCTTTGGGTTTGTTTTTGTATTTAAACCACCAGAAAAATCTTGATATACTTTATATCTTTTAGGCATATCATTAGTATTTCTTTTTAGCTCTCTTCATTTTTTTAGAAGGTTTTTTAGATACTTTTTTAGAAGACTTTTTTGGAGGTCTTCCTTTTTTAGAACCATATGTTCCTTTACCTCTTGGCATATTATAATCCTAGTCTTGTTGCGATTTTATCTAATCGCTGTTTCATACTTTTATTTTCTTGAAGTAAAAAAGCAACATATTTCTCTAATTGTTCTATAGTCATATATTTTTTTTCTTCTTTTACTTCCTCTTTCTTTTTAAGAAAAACTGACATCATTTACCTTTAAAAACACCTTCTAGTACATCTGTAATAACATCAACTATTTTTTCAAAAAATATTTGTTCTTTATCTTCTGAAACAAATGGAATGTCAATTCTTTTATTAATTGCACTAGCAATTTTTTCAGACATCTCATCTGAACCTAAATGTTTAACAGCTTCTTCTTGCATTTTTTCAGCTTGTTCTTCGGCAAGTTTTATTAACATTGATTTAATATCCATATTATATCCTTTATTTATAGTTACTTATTAAAAAAATTATTATAGCCATCCCACCAAGTGTAAAATTTCTCCAGTTTTCTAATGCCCTTGTTCTTCCATTAGCAATCTTTAACTGTTCTTTTATATCAGGTAATTCCCTGTTTAATATAGTTTCAATACTGGCAAGCCTTTCTCTAATATCGCTTCTATAATCATCTATGCTTTCGTAATCCATCACTTACCTTTTAATTCAGTTATTTCATCTCTTAATTTAGCCATCTTTTCATTATGTTCTATTTTTATTTCTATTGCTGTAACTCTTAATTCCATTTGATACCAACCCCAAGCTATAGCTCCTAACAAGCTAATAACATTAAATACAAACTTCATATCTAATTTAATGCCCTGCATCTGGTTTGTTTCGCAATCTATCTAGTTCTTTTTCTAAATATTTAATTCTTTGATTTTGCTTAATATCAGCAGGTATTTCAGCATTTTGATTTGCCTTAGCATCTTCTTCCATTCTATTAATATGTTCTTCATTAATACTTACTTGGTATTCCAAAAAAGATATTCTTGAATTTAGTTCGCCATATCCCCATACCATAGCACCTATCAATCCAATAGCCTGAAAAAGCATTGGAAGTGAAATATTTAAACTACTTGAATCTGATATTGGCTTAGTGTCTGCCATTTATTCTACTCATTGAACCTTTTAATTCTGATACTTGATTATCAAGGTCATTAATTTCTTTAGTTATAGCATCAAATTTTCTATCTAATTTATCATCACTGGTGTTCCATCTGCCTATTAACTTAATAATCATTCCTTCCATATTTTCTAAAGTTTCGCTTTGTCCTTTGTTTTCAATTTTTAAATTTTCCAAAGCATCTTGCTGTGCTTCACTTTTTTTTGACAAAGACATTACTAGATAAACAAACATAACTCCTACTACGCCTATCATTCCAGCTTCGCCATATATTGCCATAAAATCCATTATTTACCTTTTGTAAATTTTAAAATGTTTTGTTTCTTGTTAATAGGAACATTGTTTAACCTTATTAATATATAGTAAAAGGTATTAAATCCCAAATGAGTATTGCAATAAAAGAAAATACACCACCTAAAATAGTAGCTATAATATCTTTATTAGACCATGCTTTATGGTCTATATAATCATACAATTCTTTTCCAAAAGCTTGTATTGCAAGGATTATCCATGATTCTGTAATAGCATATCCAGCAGCACCTCCCATAAAATGCATATATTTATCTGCTCCAAATTGTAAGAAAAAATCATTTACTTTACTCATTTTCGTTTTCCTTTTTTACCCCAACTAAGAGGATTAATATTAAATTCTTTTTCATAAAATGCTACTTTTTCTGCCAGCTCTGTTCTTTGAGCCCTTTCTTCCACGATGTGTTTATCAAGTAAACTCCCAATCTGTTCATTAGCCTCAAGCATTTTGCCTTCAAGAGTTGCAATTCGTGTCTCAACCTTCCAGTATCCATAGACTAATGCACCAATCGCAAAAATAACATTTGCAAGGAATTTGATATTAAGGGATATAACAGCATTGTCATCAACAATAGCACCTCTATAGCTTCTAGCAGTTCTTGGTTTTTCACTCATTGAATCCTTACTTCTTCCCATTGATTATGCAATACACAATAATTCTCACCATGAATCAAAGAACCTGCATACCAATGCATTGTACTATCATGAGCAACTATTTCAACAAACACAGTATTCTTAGTCGTGTCTGATGGATTTAATTCGTATCCTCCTACGCTCCAACCGGGACTGCAACTTACTATCATAAGAATAACGAACAGGAATGTTATAACTCGTATTAACAACTTCAAAATCTCCATTATTTAATATTTTAATTACTTTATTCATTATTTTTTAAACCATAATTTAATTTTTTCTATTAAACTAAATTTCTTATTTAATTTTTTTTGTTTTAATTTATTTCTTCTTTTCAATCTACTAACTCTTGTTATCCTCTGTAAGCGATGCATGTTGCTGTAGAATTTGTATGATTAATAATACCACTAAAATTTCCATATAATATTTCGCCTGGCACCATATAAAACCATGCTGAGCTTAAACTGTCTCCAATGTTTGATGTTACTTTTAATTGTAAAAATTCAACAGCTGCGTCACCTCCTCCTTTTCCAAGAGCTTGTATAGCTATCCAAGCACCACTATCTGGAGAAGATGTGTTACTATTATGTTCAGCTATAAGGTCAAATCCATTTTGCCCAATAGCTAAAGAAGTTGCTTCAGCCGTTGTATATTCTCTTAAACCTTTTGCCATATTTATACCTTTAAACTTTTAGATAGTTTTTTAAATTCACTATTAAAAACAATCCTTGATAATAATTCTGATTTAGTTTCGCTAGAACCATAAGAAATATTTCTTTTGTCATAAAAATCTTTTATTTCTGATTTAGTATTAGAATCTGTAGGATAATCTGCTTGACTTGTAGCAACGCCATTAATTATATGATGTTTCCCAATTTCCAGCCTACCATGACCATCCCCATGTTTCTTAGCGCATTCATTAACATAATATTCTTCAATTGTTTTAAAGCTATTACTTCTTTTAACAACTTCTCCATCTAAATCTACAAAGTATGTATAAGACGAAGGATAAGTCAAGGTTTCCGTAGAACCATCTGAATAAGTTTTTGTGCGAGTTGCACCAGGAGTTGTATTTCTATGAATCCTAACTCGATGACCTTGACTACACCTTCTTACAATCATGCTTCTACTTCAGCCTCAACAACTTCAGGTTCTAAAGCTTTTTTAAGCTCTGCTAAACCTTTTTGAAACTTATCTACAAACACTTTTTCACATGCGATTAATTGTTGCCTCATGAAAGCATTTGTATTCAGCTTGTTTTGTATGTCCCTTACATGGTCTTGGTCTAATCCAACCTGACCTGCAAGTTCTTTTTGTGAATCAGTCATATCCTCGATAATGTATTCTTCTCCATCGAGATTCAAGACTGGCTTTTCTTTTTTTTCTTTAGCCATTATTGACTCCTTATGTTAGTTAAAGTTTCTTAAAATCTGCTATTGCTTTTGCAAGTT